TCTGTGCCGGTAAAGGGTGCGGCCAGTGCCGCTGCGATTTGCTTACTCATTCTCTGGTCCTCCAATGGTCTCTACAGGTAGCAGTTTCTCCGCCACCAGATTTAGTGAACTTGCCTTGGCAATGTGTCCGCTCTCAAATACGGTTCCCTCCTTCACTTCTGTTGCCAGATACAGATACTGGCTTTTATCCATCACTCCGAGCAGCCACGCGCGCTGGAATCGTGTAGCGCTGGGTGCGCCATTCCGATCCTCACCGAACGCGAGCTGCAAGTGAACGAATGCGTAATAGTCCACCGCTTGGTGGTCTCGGATGTAGTCAAAGACGCTCACCTCAACATCGTCGCCAGCCGGTCGGCTCCACGCCTTCGTCTTGACATCGACCTTGAGACCGCACACTTCGTAGTCGTGCGTCGTGCGATTGACTGGTAGGTAGGGCATCTTGCAATCTCGGAGCACTTGCTCAAAGACGGCCTGACCTAGCACGCCAGTCCAAGTCGTGTTGCCTGTCGCCTTCTCCTTGCGGAATCGCAAGCCATTGCTGGACTGCGCCTCTAGGAACATCTCCTCTGCGCGGATGATCAGCGCAGGTGTGATCGCTACCTCAATCACGCATCACCGTCCTTGCCGTGAACGCGGAACACGCGCGCACCTGGCTTCTCTGAGGTGAAGCGCTTGATGGCTTCGCCGTAGGTGTCTGGGGCAACAGTGCGGAGGACATCCGCGATGCTCTCCCAGTCCACCTTCACGCTGCTCTTGTTGGTCTTCCAAGTGGCAAGCCAGCCCTGCCCCTTCACGCCTTCACCCTCACCGATGGCTTCCTTGATGGCGATTGCCATCTCCTTCAGCGCAGCATCAGCAGCCTCCGCCTCAGCCTTCGCCTCAATGTAGAGACGCGCGATGTGATCGAGCTGCGGATCTGCCTTCGCGTAGGTGTTGCTGCTCTGCGGCTTGACCTCTGCGAGTGTGTCGCTGTCGTTGCCGGTCAGCGGCGGTGGAGTCTTGGTCTTGACCAAGTCCAGGAACGCCACGGCCTTATCGAACAGCAGGGTCTGGTAGATCGGATCAGCCTCAACGCGCTCAATGCGGAATACCAAGCCAGAGAGCAGCACGGCGACATCGCAGTATTTCTTTCCTGTGCAGAAGAGCTGCCACTGCACCTGATCCACATATTCAGGTGGCACTGGGTACAACTGCCAGCGGCTGCTCGTTGAGGTCTTGATCTCTACGAGACCGTCGGTGTCGCCCACAATGGTGCGGTCCAGCGATGCCATCGCCCACGGATGCTCCTTGAGGCGCACGATGCCATTCGACTTTCGCAGCTTCTTGCCAGTCTCGGCGGTGTAGTAGTCAGCGACTGCCTGCTCTAGCAACTGCCCACGCTGTGCCGCTGATCCTGCCTGCTGCTCACCGACCTGACCAGTCAACTCCGCCCAGAGTCGGTAGGCAGTCTTGAACGGCGATGTGCCGTTGATGGCGGTAATGCCGGTGGCGGTGATGCCGCCCTTCCGCATTTCGAACCACTCTGGGCTGCGCTGCGGCGCTGATACAAACTCGTAACGCTTGCTCACTTGACCACCTCCCAGATCACTACCGCGATGATCCAAGCCACCATCAATGCGACGGTAAACTTGGCGCGCTCTCGCGTTCGCTCTTGGCGCTCTAGGCGCTGGTACTCCGATGTGAAGTACGGCCGCACAACCATCTTGGGCGTGCTCTTACGATTGACTTTCACAGTGACCCTCCTACTACTAGCACGATGTAGATACACGCGATGAAGATCGCGTACCCAATACCGTCAAGAATCGCGGCGCGCATTAGCGTGCTGCCATGACTGCGACGATTGCATTCTCTGCATCAATGTCGCCGAGCTGCTTGAACTGGAATGCGGCAGTGACCGCAGCCATTGCAAGGTCTTGGTGGGTGCGAGCATTCCACGCGCGGTGCTTGAGCAGCAACGCTGCGGCGTGGTGGTCGCGCGATACCGGCTCAAGCATTACGCCATCGGCGATGCTTGACAGAGTTGCCGAGACCTCTCGAATCGTTCCCTTGGCGTTGTGCCAAAAGTTGCTGTTGCCCTTTGCCATTTTGACCTCCTTGTCAGTCCAGCCGAATGGCTGTGTCCTGCCTGACATAGGCATCATAGGGTCAACGGTTCGCGGCTGTCAACCGTGTTGCGCGGCTATTTTTTATGCAGGGTGGATAGCCCCTGGGTGAGGAGGGATCACCCAGGGGAAGCCGTCTAGGACGGCTGCGACAAGTCCTCTAGAGCGAAGGCGATCAGGAGCCTGAGGCAGATGCCACACAGGAGCACCTGCTCAGACTCGACCTCCCAGACCCTGCTCTGTAGCTCACAGACCGAGCAAGTGCCGTAGGGGCGCTTGACTCGGACTGGCACGGTTAGTTGCGCTTGAGGCCGTATGCGCCGTTATCACGGTCAAGAGCCTTGACCACGATGCCCAGCCCAGAGGCGAGACCGGCGGAGACGATGGTGCGGAAGTCGCCACCTTGGATGTCCAAGAGTGGGATGCCCAGACCGAGCGCCACCGAGATGCTGACCGTGAGGAAGGTGCGGACAAAGTCCAGCGCGATCTCATCGATCTGCGTATTCGCGGCGACATACTTGATACCTGCCCAGATTCGGCTCATACCCTTTTCCTTTCTAGTCGCAGCGGCTGCTGCATTGATGACGGCGAGACCGTCTGCGGCGATAGCGCCCCAGTCAGCCTTGCCGATCTGATCCAACTGCGCCTGTACAGCGTCAGGTGTCTTAGTACCCTCTGCCACCTTTCGTGGCTCTGCGTGGCTCCTAGGTGCCTGTACGGCGGTTTTAGGAGCAGGTGCTGGCGTAGCTGCCGCAGGCACGACTGACGCTTCCTTCTTTCCTTCTGTCTGACGGTCGTCTGATTTCGTCAGACTCAGGTCAGACTTCGTCACTGGAGCCGCGACCTTTGCTGGGTGCGTGACGATGAGGAGCGCCTTGTAGTCAGCCTTCAACTTGCCAGCCTTGACCTTGCTGTTGGCGATTTGGCGGAGCTGCGCCTCCGTTACCGGCACGCCATGCTTCTCAGCGGCGACCTTCTCGTCGCGCGTCGGACACGCCCACTGCCAGCCGTGATCTTCACACCACCCAGCGCTGGTCATGTGGCCGTAGCCAGCCGCGATCTTGGCAGGCTGGTGCTTGCTCCACCACTTGTGCCAGCGGTCGTGCCACGCGCTGATCTTTACGCCTGCTGGGTAATCCACTGCCTGCTGTACCCAGACCATGAGCGCAGCGCCGCCCTTAGCGGCTGCGACCGCGTCCTCCCATGACTTTGCATATCGAGCCTTGCCGCCGAAGTGCGCGATGACCTTGACGGCTTCAGCGAGAGAGCCGCCATTGTCGGACTTGCCCTGCACATCCTTGCGACCTGTGATCTTCTTCATGGCGATCACTGCATCTGCGGCGGTCGGAGATACTGCACCGCCGCTACTCCAGCCGATAACTGCCGCGCAGCTACTCCAGGTGCAGTCATCAAGGATCTGCTTTGCGCCCTTCTGCTGCGCCTCTGAATCGCTATAGAGCTGTGAGGCAACGCGGTACAGAGGCATTACGCGTTCTCCTGCTTGATCAGCACCGCGAGTGCGCGACCGGCTGCGTCGTAGTCCAGAGCAGCGCTGACTGGGTGCCCAGCCGTCACGCCGACGGCGTACTCTTTGCCGTCGTTCTCAATGCGCCAGAGCGTGCCACCGAAGGCGGTGTGATTGTCGTTCGGTACGACAGCAACCCACTCCATCGGCGCGACATCAACGCGCGTCCAGCCCTGTAGGTGTACCTGCTCGATGTGGTCTGTGTGTGCCATCAACCCTCCATCCACCGTAGTGGTCCAGTCAGTAGCCAGATCAGCGTGAGACCGCCGAAGAGTGCGGCCATCGTGGACTGCGTGTCGCCCTCTGGCAGAACGACCACAGCGAAGAGCAAGCCTAGAATCGTCCAGGCTCCACCGACGAGATCAACGATGATGCGCTTGATCACTTGGTCACCTTTCTTGCCGCAGCTGCAGCGCTAGATGCAGCAGCCACAGCAGCACTTGCCACCTGGCTGATCACGATTGCCACAGCAACCGGCGCAGCCTTCTCTTTCTCGGCAGGTGAGAGATCCTTGCCTAGGTTGGTAATCGCTTCGATCGCCTGCGTGACGGTCTCAGCGACAGCAGCAACAGCCTCACCAACTGCCGCAACCGTTTGCTCCGCAATGTTATCTGGTGACGGTGTCGGTTCAGGTGTTGGCTCCACGCTCGGCGCTACGGATGGTGAGTCAGTAGGTACAGGAGTGGGATCAGGAGTAGCGGACTCACTCGCACTAGGTTCTGGCGTAGGGTCAACCGTGGGCGACGGCTTGGGTGTGGGAGTCGGTGATGGGATCGGCGATGGTTGGACACTTGGCACCTCACTTGGTGTTGGTTCTACAGATGGTGACGGCTCTGGCGTCGGTGTTGGTGATGGCTCCACAGATGGCGTAGGATCTGGCGATGGAGATTCTGAAGGACTTGGTTCTGGCGTTGGCTCAACAGATGGCTCTTGGCTTGGTTCTGGTGACGGTGTTGGAGTGGGCGCTGGCAGAGCGCTCGTAGTCAGCCACGCAGCCGGTACGACACCGTAGCCAAGCGTTGGTGCGCCGAACCAGAGACGCGCACACGCGCCGCCACCCCACTCAAACATCCAGATGTCGAGCGCATAGGACTGACCTGCGACGAGCTGCGAGTAGCCCTCATTCGGTCCAGACCAGTGACCGCCGCAGCCGTGGAAGTTCCAGTCATCAAGCGTCAGCACGCCGTCTAGCGTCATGTACCAGCCATCGTCTGACCAGTTGAGGAACTCCCACTGGCCGCTCTCTGGCACGGTCAGCCAGCCTGTGAAGTGGACCATGAACATATCGGCAGGGCAGCCCTCTGCGGCAGGTGCGCCACCCCAATCAAAGTCGATCATTGAGACCACACCAGAGAAACAGACTGGCTGTGTGGGTGGCTCTTGCCACGGACCGAGGCCGAGCATCACGCCGTCGTAGACCGTCATCGTCACGCCCTGCTGCGGCAGTTCCTCAGCGCGCACGATGGGCAGGAAGATGAGCGTGCTGAAGATGATCCCCAGAAGTGGGAACGCGAGCCGCCTCACTTAGAGAGCAGCGATGCGATTAGTGGCACGAGCACGCTGAACAACAGCCCTGCAATAGCCACTAGTCCTCCTTTGAGTTTGTCCACATCGGAGCGCACCTGATCCAGTTTCGCGGAGTGTGCGTCCAGGCGCTCGATCAGTTGGTCAATCTGGCGCGGTGTCATCGTGCCTCCAGCGCGGCAGTCAGCGCCAGCAGTGCGTCAGTTCGCGTCGCGCCAGTGCCAGTGCCGAGCGGCTCGCCGTCAATCGTGTCGGATGCGATGGCAGTCCACACGCCGTCAATCTGGTCAAGCAGGATGATCTGCCAGCCGTGAACGGCAGCGGCAGCCATTGCTTGATCTAGTGCTGCAAGTTCAGCGTCCATTAGGCACCGATCCTTCCGACGCTCAACGCTGGGTACACGCCTGCCACATTGGCGGTGTTGAGCGCGCCGCCAGAAGTTTGCACAAGGGTGATGGTGACCTGGTCACCAGAAACGAGATACAAGTTGGTAGTGACAGAGAGGTTTGTCGTACCGGCTGACGCAGCAGAAACATTGACGCTGCCCCTAGTGGTTCCGTTTACCACGATTGCAACCTCGCGGCGGCCAGTGGCGTTGGATGCAAAAGCCGCATTTGCCGTGACGCAATAGAACCCATCTTGACCAATGTCAATGCTGTCGTTGGCATTATTGAACCAGCCATTTGGATCGTAGGTTTCAATGCTTGGTGTGGAACTTGCAGTGCTAAGTACTGCCTTGGTTGAGGTGTTGTTCGTAAGCGATTGTGTTGCTGTGTGCGAAACACGCGCGATCCAGTTTGAGTTTTCGCCAATGATTTTCACTGACGGAGAGTCAAAATACATCTCAAGGGAAGCACTCATTGTTGTGGATTCTCCAAGCGATAAGAACCCCTGGTTAGTCGGAGCACCTAAGGTGATCTCCGCATTACCGCAGATAAGATAACCAGGAGCGTTTGTCGGATTGTTTCTATCTGTGAAAAGAAGCTCAGGCAATCCATTGCCAAGTCGCACCTCCGTCAGATCAACGGTGCGCGCTACTGGCTGCGTTGCTACCGTGGCGATGGTGATGGTGATCTTCAGATACGCAGCGTCTGATGGTGCGGTGCTATTGGTCAGGAGCGTTGGGTCGCTGTAAAAGTCTGGCGCCAGCAACCCTTCGGCAATGTTGAGGTCGGAGAATAAAACTGTTGCTGAACTAAACGCTGTTCCAGTCGTAGTGACTCCGTCAGCCTTGTAGAACTGACAGGTGATCTTAGCGTTGGATTCTGTGCTAAGGCCGCCATTCTCAAAGGTCGCCTCTGCGTAGAAAGAGAACGAGCGAGAGGCTGACGATGCGACAGGCACATACCGCGTCAGGGTTGCGCTCTTGCCAGTCAGCGTGCCGCTTGCCACGGTGAAGCGCAGTACATTGCCAGAGCCAGCGCCAGCGTCTGCGACGATGGCGGCAGTGATTGCGCCTGCGCTGTTCACATCCGTGAATGTCCAGTACGGCAGAGGATTCTCTGCTGTGATCGTGTCGCCAGCGGCGTCCGGCGGAATGGCAAAGTCGCCGTTCGCCACGCCAGCCTGAATCTCTCGCAGCGCAGCTGGACCGAAGAGCAGCGCCGTCTCGCCGTCGCTCGATGTGCTGACGAGAGGCGCGCCCTTATCGGCGTTTACGCCGCCCTCAAACGCTCCGAAGCCTTCTAGGTTTGTGCCGTACTTACCCATCGTTAGTCCGCTCCAATCAATACGCTGAGACCCTTTAGATACTGACGGCGGAAGTCCGCCTGAATCTCATACTGGACTTGGTAGGTGCCGCCACCTTCAGCGAAGCGCATGGTGACTTGAGGAATGTATAGGATCTCGTTTGAGCAGTTGAGGGTCGGCGCATTGACCTTGACATACTGACCTGGCAGCCACGCCTTGATGAGCGTGTAGGTTGCAGGCGCGGTCAACGCGTAGCCCTGGCTGTAGCCATAGCTCCAATCTGGCGAAGAGGTCTGGCTGAGGTTTGCACCGGCAACAGTGAATGACACGGTGCGTACTGGCTTGCCGCGCGTCACCATCGTTGCGCGCGCGAGCGATCCAATCGTCGCGCCACGGTCAGACTTGGCAACAATCTTTGGTGCGCTGAACACCTCATGCGGCAGAGGACCGCTGCGGCTTGCAAGCCCAGCACCGTTGCGGCTGTAGGTTCCTGTGTAGGTGCGGAAGTATGGGTCGTTGGTTGGCGCTGTCGGCCATGTCTGGTTGCTGTCGTAGCGCGCATACGCAGAGTCAGCCTGCACAAAGATCCCCTTCACGATGTCATCGTGATCGAGATTGACCGACAGATCTCTCGCGAGAATGCGCGTTACGGCTGCGCCGCTACCGGTTTGCACGCTTGACGGATCGGTGACAATCTCGGCAGGCGCGGTCGCATAGGTCGGAGCTGCGGTCTTAGGTCCGTAGTTGAGCCGCCCATCTCCATCAATCCAATAGCGGTACTGCACATCTGCGATGCCGCCTGAGAGTTCTGCCACCTGATCGAGCGCGCTCTGGAGCGTGGTTGCTTTGAAGGTCTGCTTCCCTACGGTCTGCGCGGAGCCTGTATAGATTGCTCGCGTGGAGCCGCTGATCACGGCGGTGTTCAAGATCTGGCGCGTGGTCGCGTCATTGACAAGCGTGTTCACGCGAGCGAGCAGTCCATTGATGATGTCGCGGTCGGTCGATGTGGAAGAGCCAAGCGTGAAAGAGTCCACGAATGAAGTCGCGCGGATACCTGTGGTGCCGTTGCGGATAATGGTTTTCTGAAGCCAGCCGTCAGCGTCAGTCACACTTACAGTGGCGCGTGTGCCAAGGCCGTTCTCTAGCATGACCGCGTCAATGTTGGTGACATAGCCAAGGAAGAGTGGGGTGCTGGCGCTGTACCGGCTATCAAAGAACTGCACGCGCGCATTGTCATGCACGCCGCCTGAGCGCCACCACGGTGTAGTGCCGCTTGGAGTCTTCACCTCAATCACATCGAACGACATCTGACCACCGCCGCCGTCGCCTGAGAGGGTGAGGCTCAGGCTGCCGAGATCGACATACGGCGTGGTCGTGGATGCTGGAGCTGGAAGGGTGAGCAGGTCGCCGCCTGCGCCTGCGCCTGTGACTCCTGCGACAATCAGCGTGAACGGTGCTGCCATTTAGCGGCCGCGCCTGAAGGTGCCAGTTCGATTGATGGAGTCGGTCACGACGGTGTCAACCTTGCCAGTGCCAATGTAGATATTGCTGGTGTACTTAGCTGTCATTGGATCTGAGGTTGCACCAGAGAATGCTGGAGTTCCTGGCTTTGGCATTGAATCTGATCCATCGGTGAATAGTTCTGGCCATAGCCAAGGTGTGAGTAGTTTCTGCCACATTGGTGTTTCGCCCTTTTTATAGGCTTCGATTGCTTGTGTCTGTGCCGCGTTCTGGACTTGTCCAACCGCAAAGATCGCGCCGAGTGAAGCGACGAGTGTACTAAAGCCAGTGGCAAGGAACGGAAGCGGACCACCGCCTCCTGGGGTTGGCGCTCCTGGCAGCGCGTTTGTTGCAACCGTTGCTGCGGCCATCTTTGCCGCATAGGCAGCAATAGCCTGATTTACAATTGCGCCGGTTAGTGCGCTTGCTAGCGAGGCAGGGATTTGCGCAGCGATGTTTGCAACGATAATTGCGGTAAATGGGTCCATACCGCCCTTCACCAGGTTAGCCGTAATGGCACCCTTTAGTCCGCCGAAGGCTGCGCCAATGCCGGTGACTAGCAGGGTGATTGACCCACCTGGTCCGAGTAGGCCGTCAGCCTCTTTGCCAATGCTGCCGATTGATTCTGCAAATCCACTAATAGCCTTCAGGCCCCTAGGCACTAGGCGCTGGAATTCTCGGAACAGCCGTGGCAATTGCTCCAAGATTTTGTTGACAATGACATCCGCCCACTTGCTAAGTTGCGGCGTATTTGCCTTGATTGTGTTGGAGAACTTCTCGATGTAGGGAGCAAGTCCCTTAAACAGTTTGGTTAGCGCTGGCAAGAACGCGTCGCCAAAGTCTCCCTTGAGCTTGTCAACGCCAACCGTCAGTACCTGAAACGAACCTGCAAGGGTATCCGCGTAAGCGGTAGCGCTGCCCTTAGTCTTACCAAGGATTGCGTTAATTGCCTTGATGCCAGTCAGGCCTTTCTTCTGGATACCGAGCATGCCGAACAACTTTGCGCCGTTGCCCTGATATGCCTTACCAAGAGCAATGGTCGCCTCCTCAAGCGACATACCGGTGGCGCGCGATAGGTCAAACGCAGCGTTCTGAATCTTGACTGCGTCAGCATACTTGCGCGTAAATCGAGTGCTTGCCTCTACGGAGGCTCGTACCTCTCCGTCACTAAAGGCAAGCCGTTCGCCGGCTGTAATTTGTCTTTCAATTGCAGCTGCAACGGATGCAGTCGCAAGCCCACGAGCCTTCAGGGCTGCGTTCAGCTTTGCAGTCTCTGCCTGACCAGCGGCAGCCTCTTTGATAGCCGAGACCGTAAGTGCGCCTACCCCTGCAAGTACGCCACCGATACCGAGAGCAACCTTCTTGAAGTCCGCGCCGATGCTGCTGGCGGTATTACCAAGAGCACCAAGAGCCTTGTTAACCGTCTTAATGTTTTTGGACGCGGCATCACGAGCGCTGATCGTTGCATTGACCTGGACATTAGCCATTGCTTACTCCTACCCTGTGCGCAGGTTGGACATATTTGGGCTGATGCCAAAGACTGCGGCATCTTGCCTAAGGCGCTCGTTGCGTGCTGATCGAGCAATCCGCTTGATCTTGTCGCTGGCTTCTACGCGCCGCTTGCCTTCAGCCTGGAGAGGTGTGAGAGGGCCGACAAAGTCCGGCTTGTTCCATTGCTTAAGCGCTTGCTCCTGCTGGAACTTAGTTGCCGTACCGTTGGCATACTCAATCTCTAGACCAAGTACCTTGGCGCGCATCGCCTCATCGTTGAGCAAGAGCACGATAGTCTTAGCCATCGCGTCCTTTGCTAGTTGGATATTAGCCTCTACTGCCTCAATGACGAAGTTGCTGCCACGAGTTCCTGGGTGCTCAATGAACTTGCGGTCAGAGAACATATTGCCAGCCGTGACTCTAGGAATGGTGTGTGGTCTGGTTCCCTTAACGACGAACCACGCGTACCAGGCGTACTTCTTGCCAGCCACTGGACCGACGATTGCGCCTGGTCGAGTGATGCGCGAGCGACGGCCTCGCACGCTCTTAGCCAATCCGCCAAGGTCGGTGGGAGCCTTCTCGCGTACCGGCTTTGCAAGGGCGCGAGCTGCGTTCACCGTGGCAAACTGCTCCAGCTTGCGAACGCCCTTCCAGCCAAGAGAGTTAAGGAATGCCTTCTGGAGCGCCTCGGCTTCGCCGCGCACATTGCCCCTGAGTTCAATCTCTACGGCAGCCTTAGCCACTTACTTGCTCCTTGGTTGAATCTCGCAATACAGACCCCAATAGGTCATGAGATCTTCAGCGGTTGCGGTCTTCAGTATCTCCCAAGGCGGCACACCGTAGGCGGTGCCAAGTGTGTGCGCGATAATCTCTGGGCTGGTTACCACCACTGACTGTCCGATTGACAGCCGCTTGGCTTCCAGCCTTACGCGTTTGGGAGTGCTGAGATTGCGGTTGCCCACTTCTCCATCGATGCTGTAATGGCAGCGACTGGAGCATCAAGGATGTCATCGGTAGCGTTACCGTCAATGTCCTTGAAGTTGTGCTTCACAACCAGCTTAGCGAAGGCTGCAAACTGGACGGCAGTGTCGCCCTGTAGTTCAATCAAGATGCGAGCGCTTACATTGCGTCGCAGCTCAATGTTCCAACCGGCATACACGCCGTCTAGTTCAATCTTTACCGTGTCCATATTGACCCTCCTACTAGCGCACTAGGCGCTGCTCTTTACGGTGCGACCGCCAGAGGCGAGTCCACAATGATCTCAAGCGACTTGCCTGAGGTCACATCATACGCCAGGCGGCAGGTCACTTCATTGACCACAACGCCATCCTGATCTGCCGAAAGCGGAACGACATTCTCAATCTCCCACGAGCCGAGAATCCACACGCCGTAGTTATCGGCAGTGGTGCCGTACAGGCGCAGGTACTTCTGCGTGGCGATGTCGGTGATTGGGAATGAGGTAGTGGCTGCTGAGTTGCTCGCTACCGTGAAGGTCAGCGTTGCATCAAGCACGCCAGTCAGCGCTGCGGTGGCGGCCGTCAGGCTGCCATCAAGCGCCGTGATCATCCCAACGCCAGTCGTTACCGACAGGCTGAAGTTGTAGATCGAAGCGAAGTCCGTGGCTCCTGTGCCGGTCTTGTCAGGGAAGTTGGTGTCTGTGCTCAACTTCATGAGGCGACCAGCCATCATTGGCTGCGTTGGAAGCGCGGTAGCAAATGCCAGAACCGATGACTCGACCGTGGTTGCCGCGAAGGTTGCGCCCATCTGGAGAAGACCATTGGCATCTGCCGAGAAGGTGATCTCGGTCGGAGCTGCGTCGCGCACGAGATACTTCTGCACGCCGTCGGTGACAAGGAACGAGTAGAACACGAGCGTGTCAACATCGCCCTGCGTTGGCGACCAAGTCCAGGTGTACGGCGAAGCCGTGCCTGAGGTGCTCGCGCCGATTGCGTCAAGGATAAGTGGCATGGTGCGGAGGGATGCAGGACCCTCAGCAATGCTTAGAACTGGAGCCTTGCCAGTGATCGTTGGAAGGCCGCCCTGGATGGCGGTGCGCTTGCCAACTGAAATGGTATCCCCAAGATCAACCGTCACGCCCAAGTCGAGCGAGCCAATCGTCTCGTTGAACAGGATCTCGCCGGTTGCGGTGCCGAATGATGCGGCCGTGCCGAAAGCAGACTGCGACGCAGTAGCGATTCGCGTCAGAGCCTTTGCGCCGTAGGTTGCCATCTCTTGCTCTCCTTGCTCTACGCGGTGAACGCCACGGTGTCAAAGACCGTGACTTCCGCAACTGCTTGAACCGTCAGGTAATCCTGATCGGCATAAGTATCTGTGCCGAGTGTAGTGCCAGTCACAGAGACCTGAACGGCATTTCCACTAATCGTCACAGCTTCGTCAAAGGCTGTTCGCAGCCAAGCGCGCCAGGTGTACAGGTCTCGGTACTTGTCATCCATCCGTGGGATTGGCAGCAGGTACACAACCACATTGACCGTTAGCACAGTCGATCGGTTGCCGTTGCCGATGCTGATCTGGTCGCCGCCTGGGAAGAGAACGATGGCAGGCACAACCGGCAGAGACTCAGGTGGCGTAGCGTAGACCTTGCGGAGCGTGTAGCCAGCAGGCTTGGTGACCGCCGTCAGTCGAGCTGCGATGGCATCAAGGATAGTGAGGTCGGTCATCGCGCCAAGCCGTTGCGCTTCCGATACGGCTCAAGGATGAGTGCAGCCTCTGGGTGCAGGGCGCGGCTCATGCGGAGGATGCCGCCAAGGTCAGCCGATCCGATCACGCCGAATGGCGCGGTGCGGCTGTTCCAGACAGCGCCAGCCTGGATGATCTCTGCCTGCTTGACCGCAGCTGGAACGCTAGGGAAGCCGAACACGCCGACCACTTTGACGCCGATGTAGACATCCTTAGGGAAGTTGCGCGGCCACGACACGCTCGTGTCAATCTCCGTGTATGGGAAGCCATCCAGCGCGGCATTGACTGGAGCCAGCACATAGTCGGTGCCAACAGTCCAAGTGGTCTCGTAGGTGCCGTTCGCGTCATCGTCTGTCTGGAGCGTGGTGACGCTGACGAGATCGTCGGTCAGCACATACTCGTAGTCCTCAGCCGTGTAGTAGCGCGTCTCGGTCGCCGTGCCGAAGCCGGTCTTGCGGTCGCAGTACAGATCGATCAGCGTGTCGGTTGCGTCCAGCACAGACTGAAGCGCAGCGTCATCCGTGCTGTCGGTAATGCCGACCGCAGCCTTGAACTCAGCAAGTGTTGCGTAAGACATCTAGCGGCCTCCTGTCTGCATCCAAGTAAGTGTTTCGGTTCCAGTGACTACAACTGCGTACAGTTTATCTGCCTCTGGTAGCCACACTGTAACTGTTGTTCCCTTGTGTACCTCAAACCCTGTTGCCGTAGTGACTCCTGCGCCACCGATAAAGATGTTTTCGTTGCCGTCCACATGGAGCATCATCCACGACACACCAACAATGCCAGTGGCAATAAAGGTTGCAGTGGTTCCGACGACGGTCTGCCCTGTCGCTAGGCTCACGCCTCAGGCTCCACGGTTTCCGCCACGCTGGCGGTCTCTGTTGGCAGGGTAGCAGTCCTCATAGCCTTTGATACTTTCGCGCGCTCTACGAGCCGCGTTGGTGCCTCTGCGTCGACATCTGCAACAGCCTCAGCCAAGCCAAACCCAATCAGGCTCTCCGCCTCTGCCTGTGGCAGGTCAACGATTGAGCCGGAAGGATATTCACCGCGTCGCTTGCAAAGTCGAACGAGCATTTGTTTCTCCTAACTTGCGGTTTAGGGGAGCCGCCGAAGCGACTCCCCTTCACCACTAACTAAACCTAGCTACTGACGGATCAGTTGCAGGCGTAGTACTTAACGGCATCAGCCTGGGCAAGCCCAGTTGCACCGCGAACCTCAACCTTGTACGAAACAAGGCCCAGGTTCCACGCGTACTCGCGGCTTACATCCACGCGGATGCCACCGACGAGCGCGGTCTTGATCTGCCCAAGGTCACCGAACAGGATTGGCTTGGCATTGTCAGCAATGTCAGCAATCCCTGAAGCGGTGTAGACAGGCTTGCCAAGGAGGCGATCAACGCCACCCTGACCACCTGGCTGGAAGAGCGGAACGCTGGACGATGTGATTCCAAGGATTGCTCCAAGGGTCGCATCGGACATCAGCCAGCCGCTCTTAGCAGCCGAACGGTACTGCTGCTTCACAGCGTACTGAAGCGAGACCAGTTCCGCATAGGTCGGAACAAAGGTCGCACCAGTCACGCCTGAACCAGCAGCGCTTACGACGGCCGTACCAGCGGCTGCGCCGTGAGCGATTGCAACTTCCTGACCAGCAGCGTCAGCGATGAACGCGGCGATGTCGAAAGCGGCATCCTCCACGAGCTCTTCTGAAACTTGGACCAGGATCTTGTAGCCGCTCGGAGTCAACTGCAAGGTACCCATTGTTGGGTCACTTTCTACGATTGTCCCAGCCTCGCCAGGAGCGGTCGCAGTTCCGAGAGCCGTGGCTCGTGGGAACTTGATCGCGTTGCCGGTGGCAACCTGAATTACATCAACAACATCTGGGTTGATGAATGGGTTGATCTGACCAGCCACAACATTGACGCGTGGGAACACGGCAACTGGATCACCCAGGTTGCTGCTCTTGGTCACATCGCGGCGCTCAAAGGTCTCTGAGCCGCCAGCAAGACCGATCGCGCGGAGGCGCTCGGAGTCGCTCTTAGCCTTAGGAGCCGTAGGAGCCACGACAGCGGCGAACTCGGCACGAGCCTCGTTAGCAGCCTTGCGTGCTTCGCCAGCGTTCTGCTCGGCTTTCATCGCCTCAGCCAGCACGCCAGCCTCTGCGATAAGTCGATCAAAACGAGCCTTGTCTTCCCCATCCAGGGCGACTGAATTGTTGGCTGCGTCCACGGCAATGCCGCGAGCCTCAGTCAACAGGTGCGCTCGCTTGTCAGCGAGATTTGCGAAGTCGGACATAGGGTCCACTTCCTTTCTCCGCGCATAGGCGGACTATCTGTTTCTGCTCTCCTCGGTGGGTTGCTCTAACGCGGACTCGCCTACTTAGGGCGGTGGGGCGTAGGCACGAGACCTAGAGTGCTTCACCTTCTGCCGATGCCAAGGTGAGCATTGCCATAGCGACGGATGGGTCAATGACCTTCTCCTGCTTTGGTGCCAACTTGGAACGGACAGCATCAATGACAGCCACTTCCTCGGCGGACAGTTCGCGTCCAGCCTTGACTGCTTCAAGTGTGGCGACCAGCGCCTCAGCCTCTACGCCGATCTTTGGCGCGGTAACCTGGCGGATTGCCGTGAGACCAAGGGTCGCAGGGTAGGCAGGGGTCTGGCCACCGGCAGCAAGGATGCTTACCTCAAACAGGTTGGCTTCCTTGATCGTGCGGCTGTTGCCATCCCAGGCATCCTGCGTCATCTGGAATCCAAATGACATTCCAGCGGCTGCGGCCTCGTGCGTCAGCATCGAGATGACCTTGGCTGCGTCTGGGTCGGCTGGGTCTAGCTTCGCCTCAACGCGCAGACCAGTCTCGTCCTCAGTCAACTGAAGGCGGCCGCTCGCGGTCGTGGCAAGGGCGCGCGCCTCGTCGTGACCAAACAGGAAGGCAATAATCTTCTGCCCTGCGGCAGCGCGAGAGAGTGAACGCTTGAATGCTCCAGGCGCAATGCGCTCCTCGAACGGCAAGCCCTCAGACGCGCTGTTCCAGACAGACGCGTAGCCGGTAAAGGTTCGCTGTCCGTCAGCGTCAGCCTCGGCAAGACGGTACTCGCCGATTGGTAGCGAGCGAACTTCTTTCTCTTTCAAGTCAATCACCTCTGCTGTGTCGCCCACTGCTGAGCGATCTTCTTCTGATGGTAGGGGCGCAGGTTGATCTTCCGAGTCATTATCCACAGCCTGATCGGCAAGGTATTCCTCTGGCGAGTACGCCTCAATCTCTAGGCGGCGAGCCATCTCGCGCACCTCTGCGTCATTGTCAATGGCGTACTGGAGTTGCATTCCGTACTGCTCCTTGAGCAGGCCGTACTTGTACTCCTTGAATGCCAAGCCGGTAGCGAATGGCGTGCCGTCAAAGTCATTGAGGTGTACCTCTTCAACGCCAGCCAATTTGTATTCCTGAAGCCAAGCGCGCGTCTCCTCAAGTCGATCAATGCTGCGAGCAGAGACCACGATGATCTGGGTTTGGCTGTCCATTACCTTGCCGTTGAGGGCATTAATGAGCGGCTGGTTTGGTTGCTCGTTCTCTAGAACTAGCGTGCCGTCTAGGTCAACGATGGTGTAGGTCATACCTGTGGGTCCTGACCAACTACGCCGATGTTGAGCGCCTTGTAGTGCTCGTCACCACCGACCACATCCGCGCGATCCTCAAGACGGCGGATCTCGTTGAGCGACAGGATGCCGTTATTTAAAGCGATGGCGTATGCGTCGTAGCGCTCCTTGGTCGTAGGTCGGAGCAGGCCGTCAAGGGTGAACTTGATGAAGGTCTGATCAGCACCTGGAACGAGACGCTGCAAGCCAGCCTCTAGCCGCGTGACCAGTGGTCCAAGACCAAGTCGCAGCCATTCGATGCTGACGATCTCAACGCTGTTGTACGAGCTGTTGCCGCCTGGGTACTGGAGCAGGTGGAGAGGTACGCCCATCAGCCTGGCAATGCTTTCCACTCCCCAGTGGAGGGTCTCTACGAGCTGCATGTCGCTGATCTTCATTGACATCTGTTGGAAGTCCGCACCGCCAGTCAACACCGCGATTTTGTGCATGCGTTCCACGCCTTCGTGGCGGCGGCTGAATGAGTTGCGGAGTGAGTCAGCCTGATCCTGCGTCAACTCGCCAGGGATCTTGATCACTGCGGATGGCGCTGCGCCCTGCTCATAGAACTTCGCGCTGTACAACTGCGTGGCGCTGGCAAGGCCAAGCGTCGTGCGGTGCTGCTCAACAGGCGATGGTGCGCGCAGCGCCGAGCCAGTGGCAAACAGTGGAATGTGCAGGATTGCGTCAGCGGTCAACTCCACGCCGACATTGTCATCGCCAGTGACGGTGTAGACCGGTGCGCCATCAACGCTCTTGATGGTGACCTTCTGCGGATCGAGTACGCGCATCTCAACGATGTCACCGTTGCGCCCCTTGATGAACAGCACGAACAGATTGCCATCAATGAGGAGGCTGCTGACCATGCGATGCTTGAGGTCAAAGCCAGTGAAGTTTGGGTTGTTTGGCTGCGGCATGGTGAGCCACGACGGTGACGGTCGGTATGGGCGGCGCGTACCGTCAACGCGAATGTAGGTATCCCATGGCAGGGAGGCGACAGTATCGGCGTAGAGCTTGACGGCTGCGTAGTAGGCTCCGATTGAGAGCGCCGTCTGGCTGTTGATTGATACACCAGCAGAAGAAACCGATGGTTGATTGTCGGTGATCCAAGTGCCACCTACGGCACGCTGCTCACCAAGGATGCGGCGAAGGATGCTCACTTACGGTCTCCTAGCGTATAGCCGATAGCGGCAACAGCCGCACCTAGTGCGATGAGTCCCAATGGGAGAGAGAGTAGCGTGATGCCTGCAATCACAAGCGCCGCACCCACAACTTCGAGAAGGTTGCTAATCATAGGTTGATCCACTCCACTTTCGCTGCTTGCTTAGGTTCAATCTGTAGGAACTTTACACCCTGGAACGCAACCACGGCAGACACGGCCGCGTCAATTCGGTCAGGCGAAGCCTTGTACGCCTTGGTCAAGACCTGCCCATAGCGCGTCAGGCGCGTGTGGACATTGCTGATATGGCGAGCCAAGAGCGGTGAGCCATCATGGCGCAGCCCCTCGCCAGTTGCTACCGCTGTGAAGAATCGGTCCACGGCTGGACCCATCCGCTCAATCGTGGCGGTGTTGAACACTGCCACGCGCTTGCCATACCGGCGCGTCCACTCCTCAATCTCGGATGACCAGCCAGGAGGGTCGCAGAACAGGGTGGCATCGTAGGTCTGCATGATCTGATCTACGAAGGCATCCACCTCGCCGCGCGGCACAGTCCAGTCTGGATCACGGTTGGTGTCTGACTTCTCCCACGCCTTGATCAGGAACAGGTGACCGTCCATCGTGCAGGCGGTGAGCACCGATGCGTCACGCGCGTAGGAGCCGTCAAAGCCAATGCTCAGGCGCTCGCCTGGAATCAGCACGCGCTCACGGTCTGCCAGTTTCATCCATGCCTCTGCGCCGATCCAGCGGTCTGGCGGCTGCACAAAGCGGTTGAGGTGGTAGCGCTGCCACTCGTGCATCGGCACCTCGTTGGCGCGTGCGAGCAGTCGGTCGATGTCTACAAATGCCGGTGCGCTAGGGTTCGCCTGCTCTAGTGCAGCCCTACGGCCAGTGTCGGTCTCTAGGTCGTGGCTGTCAGCAGCCGCCCACCATTCGACTAGGAACCCAGGGTCGCTCACCTCGCCAGACGAGATGCGCTTGGCGTAGGTCAGCATCCTGCCGAGCAGCGTGTTCTCGTCCGAGCCTGCGGTCGAGATGTTCAACTCCAGCGCCTCGGCTCGCTTGGCGAGAGAGTTGGAGAGCACGAGATGCACGCGCTCTTTGTTGCCAGTCCACTCGTGCAACTCGTCAGCGATAAAGCAGGTAGGTCGCCCACCGTCGTTTGTGCCTGCCGCAGCAGCCACGCGGTACATACGCCCAGGGCGATCCTTGATCAGAATCTCGGTGTCATAGACCTCAAAGAGTTTGGCGAGTGGACCCTGCGTCAGCATGATCCGAGCCGTGCCGAAGAGTAGGTCAGCCTGCTCGAACGATGCCGCAGCGATAGGGATGTTCGGCGACTTCGGAGCCTTTGGTCCTGCCAGTTCAGCCAAGGCGATAGCCGCGAGCAGCTCGGTCTTGCCGTTGCCCTTGGGCGTACCCAACAGGGCGCGCTTCACGGTGCGCTTCTGGGTGGCTGCGTCGTACTCATAGATGCGCCAGATGTAGGCACGCTGCCACGGCTCTAGGCGGAACGGCTCGCCGAACTTGTCGCCCTCACCGTGGACGAGATTGGTCTCAATCCAGCGACAGACCAGCCCACCCCACGACGGTGGTGGTGGACTACTGATCGGCGACGAGTAGAGTGGCCTCTTCGGCGGAGTCGTTGCCGGCTTCAATGTAGCGTGGGTCGGCTTCG